GCATATAAGCCCGGGGTTTTAAATGGCAGGTATTCGGAACGTCAACAAGTCTCTGGATGGACGACATTCCGACGCGAAGCTTCCTCCTGGTGCATCCAGTCGCCAGGGGAAGATCCCCCGCATCTTAGAAACTATGCCTGTGCAGGGAAATGGTGGAACCCCAGTGGGAGAGCCACCTGTAGATGAGATCTTCTTCATCACCCAGTCTCTCGCGAATGCCGCAGAGGGGTTCCCCTACAGCTTTACCGTACAGGCTATCTCAACCCTCGGGTCTGAGGTTGAATTCGTAATCACTTCTGGGGATCTCCCAGAGGATACCTTTTTAGATCCCGCCAGCGGCATCATATCGGGAGTACCTATAGGTATTGGCTCCTATCCTCTCGTAATACAGGCATACGTCCCGGGTTCTCAACCGCTGGTAGCTGGTTTTCAAGAGTTTACGATGAATGTGGCTACGGGACCCTTCAGTATAGATCCCTTAGCCATCACATCACCCTCCACTCTTCCTACAGGGGTACAGGGGGCCGCTTATAGCTACGTATTCCAAGGATACAGCTTCGCTGCCGGTAATCTCGTCTGGAGTGTCTCCGCTGGGTCCGATTTACCCCCAGGTTTACTCTTAGATCCAGATGGGACCATGTTAGGTGTTCTCTCCGAGTTCGGCGTACACACATTTGATTTAGATTTAGATGACGGCGTCGAGCCTACTGTAACGGGTTCTTTTTCTCTCACCGTATTCCAACAGATACAGGGGCTCATTGTGATTACACTTAACTCGCCTATTCCGCAGACGATAGAAGGTGACTACTACCAACAGCAGTTTACCGCTATCGGCAATACCTCTCCTATAAGCTGGACCGTAAGTGGTCAACCTACTGGTATGCATATCAATAGCGCCACGGGGTTGTTCTATGGTATCCCAGAGGAGAACGGTGACTTCACTTTAACGGTCACAGCGGCAAGTTCTACAGATATACCCGCAAGTAAAGACTTTGAGTTCATAGTTCTCCCCGTACTACCCACGATCACTGTGGATACCCCCGCTAACTTCACGGCTGGACAGTCGGTTCTGATTGAATGGCACATCACTGACCCAATTAGCTTCACACCTAACTTTCAGGTGTACGCTCAACAGGGTGGATCGGCATTCGGCCCCCTGGATGTGACCCCTGTGGACGATGGAGGGGGCGATTGGCACGCTTGGCTGTCCTCACCGTACAGTACACCCGCCGGTTCCTACCAGTTTGCTGTTTTGGAGACGGTTACGAGCCAATATGGCTTCTCCCCGCCCTTTACTATCACTGCTTACCCGGCAATCACCTTCACAACCACAAACCCCCTCCCAAATGCGACCGTAGGTGTCGCCTATAGCCAGTCTGTGGTGGCTACGGGGGGTTTAGGAGCCCTTACCTACTCCCAAAGTGGCCTTCCGGGTACTCTTCCTATGAGTTCTGGGGGAGCAATCACTGGAACCCCGCTTGCCTCTGGGCTTTTCACCAGTTTAGTGAACGTAACTGACGGTATTGGGCCAGGAACCAGCCAATACTACAACTTAGCCATCTTAGATCCGGGTGCAATCGTAATCACCACGGTCAATCCCCTCCCTGACGGGTTCGAGGGAGCGGCGTATAGCCTCCAGTTCACGCAAACAGGCGGAAGCTCCCCTACATGGTCTATCACGTCCGGGTCGATCCCTGGGGCTACCATGACCCCAGGAGGGCTCCTGGCGGGGACCCTGACTACACCTGGGGTTTACGTCATAGAAGTCACCGCTTCGGACGGGATAGCTCCTGATGGGGTGGAGGAATTCACCTTAGAAGTACACCCAGCCCTGGGTACCGCCTGGGTTAAAGTGATTAGCCGGGATGGGGCTGAAATTGTTATCCGAGAAGGTGACAATTTCACACTCACAAACGGTTCGGCCTTACAGGATGTGTTAGGAAACCCCACAGGGTCCACTCTGAATCTCGCCTCAGCATCCCTGAATGCCCCTGGGACTTGCCCCGGGCTTAAGTGTAGGATGACCTTCGGGGACTGGGAGATTCTGAATGTGGGCTGGTGTGAGGGCATGGGAAGCCCCCAAACCAACGGTGTAGGCCACCCCTTCTACTTTACTGATGTGAAGATGTACTGCCCCGGTAGGGAACCCCTCTTTGGTGCAGAATACTTCGGTGCCGTGCATCTTGGTGGAGATGTGTGGCATCTGGTTCAACCCTCAGATCCCAAGCACCCCTGCCGTGCGGCCAACATATTCATCTCTGTGGGTGGTATCCAGAGATATGCCCCCTCCCTCTCCAATCATATGTTAGACGGTGGGGAGGCTATCCACTACCGGATAGTGCCTTCCACCTTCGCACACGAGACTCTCCCGAGTGCTGGAGATATAGCCGACGCCTTTACGGTGATGCACATAGACGCCACCCGCATAGCCACTTGGCCCCTCTTGGAGTTTATGATCGACCTTCACAGGCACGATCCGGCTACCTATAACGTGGCTACGGCTCCCCAGAACTCCACCACGATGTCGTGGAATACATGGCAACCCAATCACCATGTGGCCCACCCTGGTACCACCACCAACCTGAACCCCAACCCATACCGTAAGTGGCACCATGCCATGCACGTTATGAGTCAGCAGAACAGCAACGGGACTAATGTGCGCCCCGGATGGTACAACTACCTGATCGCCTGGGCTCACTACTGTATGAGGAACCCTACAGACCAGCTTAGCTACGACTACTTCCTGGCTCTGATGCGAAAGAAGATCACCGCTGGGATGAATAGGTTTGACTCTGCCAGTCTCTACAAGGGTCTGTGGAAAGCCGAAGGTACAGACACCTATGGTGCCTTCACTCCTCAGGTGGCCTTCTGTAAGCTTGGTACCGCAGCCACGATCTATTCGCAGTTTGAGAAGCAGTTTAATACGGATCTCGCCATTGCCAAGATGCTCACCCAGAGCACTCCTGATCCGGTTATAGATGACGCCTTTGATCGGTATACCGACAAATTAGTTACCTTTGTCCCTTCGTGGACTGGGAGTATAGCTGGGTCTACTGGTGGGCTGAGACAGCCAGGGCACTACCTGAACGGACTGTGGAGGTTCTTTAAGGCTCACACAGTGCTGGGCAATGCGGCTACAGCAGCGGCTCTCAAAGCCAAGGCTGCTGGCATGATAGAGCAGATGTTCGTGTGCAGGGATCTCTCTGCCACATGCTCTGCTGCCTTAGGAGTGGCTACTAAGTGTAACTTCGTCCCCTGCACTTCCAATCCCAACGCTACCCCCATGTCTACCCCATCTAACCTTGGTGGTACCCCGCCTCTCATCATCCCGGCTACCGCTGGCTACGGTGAAGGCTTATATGGTGCCATCACACGTTGGATGGTGGATGAGGGTACGAATGCTGGAAGGTTAGCTGACTGGCAAACCATGTGTAACTGGTACTTCACCTACCAGTTCCGTAATCTCGGCACAGGGTCTATCCAGGGTGTTGCTGGTTCTGGGCCTCGCTATGAGGTTCCCTACCGTTTCTACCCCGATATGTCTGGTGGTGGAGCTACCTGGAATAGCCCAGGACAGCAGATTACCTCCGGGCAGAACCCAACCTACAATGGTTACTTCCATGCCTCCTGGGATCTCTGCATGGAGCCCTACATGACCTCATGGTTCCCTGGTGCTGTGGCCCCTCTGGGTCAAACCTGGGCTGTCCATTTTGAGCGTTTAGCTCGTCTGGGTTACGAAGATCCTAATACTTGGTTCGATGCAAGTGGTAATACCATAGGACTCGCAACTACCCACTCGGGTGGTAGTCACTCTGGTACTGGTTCTCTTAACTATGACATTTGGGCTGGCAAACACTCAGGCATTTGGTGCATGGGGGCGCTCGCCTAATTTTCTCTGACAGGAGTTTTTACTATGAAGTACCTTAAGTACCTTGTGCTGATCGCGGTTCTCTGTGTCACGGTTGGTTGTGCATGTGATGCTGGTACCTACAAGGGTGAGGCGAAGCTTCCCTCTGTGCAGGTCCAGAATCCTGTCGCGAAGTGAAACTTAGGTGGGAACCCTGGTAGGTATATATACCTACCAGGGTTTTCTCTCGGGGGAGGAACCATATATGTCAGACTTGGCCCAGGGTGCGCTGTTAGGTATGGTGTTCGGAGATAAGCTTAACAAGTTAGAGACTGGTATTGCTGAGATCAAGACTGGGATTGAGCAGATGGTTCAACTCTTTCACGGTATCCTCCAGAATGGACAGAAACCAGGACCTGTTATAGTAAACAACGGCCCTGAGGTTGCTCTGGTTGAAACCGGAGAGCCCATACAGGGTTTTCACAAGGACGAGGAAACCGAGGACTAAGTCCTCAGGATGAGGAGAGTGATAATGACGAGTGAAACTGTAGAGGACACTAAGGTTGAACCTGAGGTTTCTGCTGAGGAGGGTAGCTCCGCTACGCTCGCTCCCGAGGACAACAAGGTTGGGTTGACTGGAGAGGTCCTCACCGACCAGCAGAGGATAGAGAACTTAGAGCTTATCTTAGCCAAGTTTATCCCCAGTGTTGAGAAGGTTTTAGGTACCTACCGGGATGAGATCATAAAGACTCAGAAGTTTGTCCTTATGAGTCTGGAGAAGGGCACTAAGAACCAGAAGAAGCTTCTTACCCCTCCTCAGTATCGGAAACCTCACATCCGAAATGAGGAACAAACTGTCGGAGAATCTGAGCATACCTCAGAGCTACTGGTAGACAACCAGGGAGAGCCTCTTACTTCTCCCCACGTACTAACGTAGGTAATTGTTTGATAAGGCGTATGATTTTTTTCATAGGTTTTTTGTTAGGAGGGAAGTACGCTTCGCTCCTTCCTTAGGTGGTGGAAGGTTCCTATATGGTTTAAACTGTATAGGAACTAAGGTTTCCTCTCCTGGCTGAAGGAACCAGTAGTCGGATTCCCCTCCTACTAAACAAAAGAAAACCCTTTAAAAAGAAAAACTCCTTTTCCTCTGAGTGAATTATATCACTCCTCTGGAGGGTCATCTTGAAATATCTTCTAATTTTCTTCCTAAGCCTGACCTTAGGGTGTGCCTCAGTTGGTCATATGTTCACTCCAGGCTCACCTACAGAGCACTCTGAGTGGGCCAAGGGGGAGACTGTGAGGCTGTCTAAGCTGTACGGAACCTCACCTACTATCCCTACCCGATTCTTAGACATCCCAGCCCCAGGAGGGGTCCACGGTTGGGCAGAGCCCCACAGGATCACAGTCACCCTCAGAAACCAGGATGGCACCCCCAGGTCAACCAAAGGTATCCATAGGGTGTGGTACCATGAATGGTACCACCACAAGGAAGGGATCATCAGGATAACCCCTCACGATCAAGAGTTCCAAACCCAACTAAAGGCTTTAAACTTATGGCCAGAATAGTCTTGTTTGTCCTCGTTTTGTCTCTCATTTTTACTACTGGATGTGCTGTGGACTCAGTGGCTGTGTCCTCAGGACCCGTTTACAGACCCACACCGGTCTACTATACACCAGTCTATTACCAGCCCTCTCCGGTGTTTATCTATAGCCATGGTGGTCGTAGATGCCGGTGATGTCTTTGTCAGAACTGAACAAGCTTCTTTTTCATCAGGAGTTCTCTAATATGCCCGAGTTTACCCGTTTAGTTGATGCCGTTGTCCTCTTAGCCCAGGTTGCCAGCCAGCTTATCGCTGCCTATCAGGCTACCCCTTCGGCTGCTGAGGTCGAGGGTCTTGCCGTCCAGGTGGAGACTGTGATTGCCGATATCCAGGCGGCGCTTCCGGTGGCCCCCGTCTGAGCCACATCTGGAGAGAATGGTCTGGGGGAGCCTACTGTCGTCATTGTGGGCTTCCCCGCCCCTCCCCAAGACCCTGTCTGGGGTACAAACTCAATAGGAAGCCATTAGAGGCGTCCGAGGGGTTCTTAGACCAGTAGGACCTAAAAGCAATCCAAACGCCCCATAAGCCTTCCTGTGCCCTCCTGAAGCCTTCTAAGGGGGTACCCTGGGGCGACTGTGGTTTTGACACCCCCTCGGAGTACCTTCGGGGGTGGTAGGACCCATATGATGCTCGGGAAGGTCAGTCTAAAAAGTGGTGGGAATTTTTAAGAGGGTTTCCGAAACCGAAAATTCGGTTTTCCCCCCTGGCCACCCCTTGCAAATCCAAGGGGCTCGGCACGGAAATTGATTCCGGGGAGGCCCGGGGTTGGCACGGGGTTTGAAAGTGGGTTGGGCTCGGGTTGGCACGGAAATAGAATCGGGGGAGGCACGGGGTTTGGCACGGGGTTTGCGTACGGCGAGCCCTTTGTTTTTTGCGTGAAACCGGCAGCCAACCCGGGGTTCGGCACGGCGTTTGAACTCAAACTCAACCCCCAAAACCGGGTAGGGCAACGGGCCGTCCCGGGCTTGCCCGCGTCCTGGGGCTCCGTGGGCCATCCTCGGGCTCTTTACCTAAACCGCAAGGGAACCCGGCGGCGGCCCCTTGAATTTCCAAGTAGTACTTGACATCCCGACCGCGACCACTCCCGAGTGGGCGTGACGAATGGTCACGGGAATCCGAGTAGACGGCCATACGCGGTTCCGCCCGTCGTGGTACACTTCTCTCAGTGCGAAGTGCGGTGGGGTGGGGGCCGTCCCCCGGGCGCGAAGCGCCGTCCCCCGGCTCTTTCTAATCTGGACGGTACATCGGTCCCGCGACCATAACTCTGCGGTAACCCCGTAGTGAACAGCCGTTGAGCTTCATGCTCTATACAGGACTCACACGCGCAGAGCGGTCCCGCGACCCAAAAACCGTATAGGTCTTTCACAAATTTGAACCGCGCCCACCACGAGCCAACCCGGCGAGCATGCCACGATCCTGTACGTACAGGGGAGCATGCCACGACCCAACCGGTTGGTGAATCTCGCTTCCCCTGGGGTTAGTCCTGGGGTTGACCATGCGGGACGGAGAAGCGCGGGAATACTTCGACATAGCAAACAACAGGGACACTACGCACATACCACGCGAAAGTACGGGTTTACCGTACCTGAAAGTAAGAGTTAGTGCGTAGTGTGCCTATACCGTCATATCCTCCCTGCACTGTACACTACACGTTCATACGCACAGTGTAACAGGGCGCATATGGCGGTATAGGCTATACGCCAATAGTGGCGTGTACCACTCATGAGGTAAACAGCTATGTCTCTCTCATCTTCAATCGTCGACCTGAAGCTTTCGATGCTCGGATTCTCGCCCGTCGATACCGTCAAGGTTGCCAGCGGGATTGTGAACGAGCTGAACAAGCTTCCGAGTCTGAAGTACGTGAACCTCGTCGCCCGCGACTTGGATGCGTACCGCCAGACGGAGGTTAACTCGGAGGCACGCAAGGAGGCGGAGGCCACGCTGGCAATCTCGCTTAAGCTCCTTGCCGACGATGCTATCAACAACACGGTCATTGCGTCGCAGGTGAAGAGCAAGGTGAAGACGTTCGAAACGCACAACGTCAAGCCGGTCGTGGTCAGCACCGTCGTTCCGCCCGTCAAGCCCACCAAGTAAAACTTGGAGTAGCCTACAGGTTGTCACTCGGAGCAACCTGTAGGATGCTCGGAGGTTTACCAGTTATGGACCATGCATACCGAGTAACGCTATCTGATACTAACGGAACTAAATCGTACGTAACCCAACCTGCTACCACGCTATCAGAGGCTTGGGATTTAGCAGTCGGGTTTTTCGGAAGCTACGGATACGTAGTGGAGGATATCGCAGCATGAACCTGTTTCATATCGGCGCTATGGTGTGCTTTGTGGAGAATGACAAATCCTATTCTGGGCGGGTAACGTCCAGTTGGATCTCGCCGCAAGATCACAAAGCGTATTACTGTATCGCTTTAGATTCGGGAAATATTGCAGTGGCCGTCCCTGAATACAAAATGGCAGAAGACGACTAAAACCCACAAGTAACCTACAGTTAGTCACCCGGATAACTGTAGGTTATTTTTCGGTTTTCCCTCTGTTAGTGCGATATTGATAGTCAGCCTGTAGCGCGTGCTACGTGCGATTATTGATTATTATGATTATTACCTAAAGGTGATTATCATGGATTTTGAATGCACAGAATGTGGATCTGAGTACAAGTTCCAAGTTACTGCTTGCGATTCCTGCGGTTACGATACCGTAGAACAGGTGAGGTATACACCAGATAATACTCCGGGTGATCCTGAGGGAACTTGGGATGAATTCGAGTTTATCCCCGAAACTGATTTCGGTGATTACCCAAGTTATGAGGAGTTTGACGCAGATCCTACCTACATGGAGTAAAACTCGATCACCCCACAGTATTACATTAGGTATTACTGTGGGGGAATCGGAGGTTACTATGGAAAAGCTTGCACAGAAGTTCCGTGATGATGCTACGTATTGGAAACGTGAGGGGGATATCACCGCTGATACGGATTCGCATTACCGTGAATGGTGTTATGGGCAGTATGCAGCGTTTACGCTCGCATGGCAAACTGTGGAGGTTACGCAACCGTGAACACTGATTATTGTGTCAATCGTGCTATCGAAACCCCAAAGCTGAAGCTGACAATGGTTTCGATCTACTGTAATGGTAAGACCATTACGGTATTCGCACAATTGCCAATTCTGGATGGCAAAGCTGTCGCATCCTTGGATCTTATCCATGCTATGCTGTCAGATCTGGGATGTAATGGTAGAGGAGTAACATTCTCTATCGGATAGTGAGAGGGCGGTTACTTATGATTGGCAGATAGATTAACTGCCTAAGCTCATATGACTATGCAGTATGAGACGAAGTTAGCATAGGTAGGGTTGTTAGCTTAACGGTAGAGCGGCGCTATCAAATGCGTACTATATGGGTTCAAATCCCATACAACCCTGTTAGGAGTTATAAGTATGTTCCAAATGATTATGATGGGGCTGTTTAGCCTTGTGGTCTTTGGTACGATCTTTTATACTTGGTGCTACATTAGTGCTGAGTATACGGAATGGGAGGGCTTTTGATACTCATTATAGCCCTAATAGTGGCTACTGTGATTATCTGGAGTATGGTGCTATATGAGGAAATCACATGAAACGAGAGAATGAAATCTACCTGTTCATGCGAGCATTGGAACAAAAGTGGTTCAAGTATCCTAACTTGCGCTTTTGTCAACTGATTTCCAATGCGCTCGCACAACCTGATATCTTCTATCGTGAAGATGCTTCTGCCTTGGATGCTATCAAGGCATATGAACCATGAGTGTACGTCGTAGTCACTATAGGCGCACATTCTACGATGGTAAACCTGCTGATATCCTGTGTGACTCATGTTATTCCATTAGGATTAATGTGAAGTACACACAGGCTAACATCGTTTTCACCTGTCGTAAGTGTGGTCATGTAGATAAGATGCCTCGTTACGAGTCTGCTAATCCTGAGATTAACAGGAGATTATCTGAGGTAACATGAAGTATAAGATTATCTTCTTAGATGTGGATGGAGTTCTAAACTCCTCCACATTTTTTCGTGATATGAAGGAGATAGGTAAGTTTCGCACAGACTTATGGAATCTTAATCCTAACTCCATCGCCCTGTTAAGGGTGCTGATTGCAGAAGATCCTACCATTAGGTTAGTCCTTAGTTCTACCTGGAGATTATATCCAGATGGGATTAAGGCTCTACATGAGGCTGGATTAGATTTCATAGCCTCTACTGTAGATTACCACGGTGCTAAATGTCGTGGTGAAGAGATACTCAGGTGGGTGATTGATAATGAGGATGATATCTTCTCCTATGTCATATTAGATGACCAGGATGATATGCTTCCTCAGCAGTATAAGAGATTCGTGCGTACTTCCATGCGTGATGGTTTACTTCCTGTTCACTTAGAGAAAGCTAAGAGAATCCTATGTTGCCCAATGAACAGTCCAGTAGTGTTCTGATGGATAGGATTAGCGAGTTGGAATCCCAGATCGCTATTCTTACTGGTGTGGTCGTTCTTCTCCGTGGATTCCTGTTCAAGAACGATCTTCCAGAGGATCGTATGCTGATTGTGGTAGCTACTGAGAATCTCCTCAAGAGACAAAATGGCTACAACATTACACTCTAATCTACTGGAGTTGTACCACAATGCCCCTCCTAATATTAAACAGGAGGGGCTTCTTTGGTATAGCTCAGCACGTACCTATTATTCTCAGTTAGCGCGTAAACTACATCTTAAACCTCGTGTGGTCTTAGGTGTAGTTGCAGCTTTATCACCATTCGTCAAGTGGAGCACACAATTAGCTCTCACTGAGAAATTTATTACTGATGAACTACATCAAAAAGGGTCTGGGTCTTTTCCTGGATTTCCTGCTAATCTTAGAACTGCTCGTTCTATTCTTGGTGGTACGCCTGTTCTGGAAGCGTTGAATGGCCCAAAGACACGGGCGTTCTATAAGAATCTTATCGGGAGGAAGAAACCTATTACTCTGGATAGGCACGCTATTAGTGCCGCATTAGGGAAGAAGATTAGCCCTAAAGAGAGGCATACTAAGGCTCAATTACGTGATATACACAGAGCATACGTGGAAGCCGCTAAGCAGGAACGTGTCGGTAACTGCGATTTCCAGGCGATTGTGTGGTCAACTTGGAGGATTAAAGATGCGTCCCATTGATATTCTGACAGGTGGTAGGCATAGTGCTGAGATTGCAGCTATGACCTGTACATGGTGTAAGAAGGATGTGTTTGGTTTCAAGGATGAACTTTCTCGTACCGAATATGGTATCAGTGGGTTGTGTCAGGAATGCCAGGATGCTGTCTTTGTAGATCAGGAAGATTTCACTGAGGAGTACGAAGATGACGCATGAATTTACGGTTGATATCTCAGCACCAGCGTACGATCAGGCGTTGAAGTTCTGTAATCTCAGGTTGGCTGAGAAAGGAATGCCAGCTATTACTGAGCTTCCTGCTGGTAGGGTAGGAGATCCTGGTAGTTGTCCATGTGCGGAAGCATGTGGCGTACGGGTGTACACCAGGGATTGGTATTGGCCCGATGATACAGATGACCAAAAGTCAAGATCCTATCGCGACGATGATATGCCTCAGGATTTTGTATGGGAGTTTGATTTGAGTGGGGGTCGACTGCTGATTTTAAAAAATGAATGGGCGAATAACCCCTATATCCTCCCCATTCGTAAGCCGTAGTGATAACAAAACCCTACAATAAATGTAGGGTTACTCGCTCCTGTAGCCCAATTGGCAGAGGCACGGCACTTAAAATGCCGCAAGTGTGGGTTCGAATCCCACCAGGAGCATTCACGCGCCCGTAGCACAAGGTTGTAGTGTCCTCCTATTGGTGGAGGGGATGTAGGGTCAACTCCTACCGGGCGCATTCACCCTAATGGATAGTTACGATTAACTATAGGCCTACCACGCCTTTACTGGAGATTAACATTAGGGTGACGGTAGCTTCAACCTCTGGGGCTACCGAGTTTTTTATGGGCTATTAGCTTAATGGTTAAAGCAATCCCCTCATAAGGGATAGAGTGTCAGTTCAATTCTGACATGGCCCACTTTCGGAGGTAACTATGTACGATTACGATGTGTTCGAGTGTGAACATAAGTGCGACATTTGTGGAGAAATCGTAGGTAACGAGCGGTGGCATCCTGGTATGCATGTGTGGATCTGTAATGATTGCTGGGAGGATTGACCTATGGAGGATGGACAGGAAACCTGTCAACGTTGCAAGCGCAGCGGTGAAGATCGTAGAACCTTATGGATGGCTTGTTTCTACGCCATGCATGAGATAGAGCGTGTCCCATTTGACCATAAGGAGATTGAAGGTAACCCTAATCGTTTCTACACTCTACGGGTATGCAAATCCTGTAGAGCGTCCTGGATGCAAGCTATTGAAAACTGGTTTACTTCTCAGACGATGGAAGATGGTGATTAATGGTCCGTTCAATGCAAGTTACTCTTGATTCTCTCCGTACTCTCCCTACGCCTATCGCTAAGGGGAGGATTCATCGTCCTATCCGTTTCGATTATCTGGTGGAAACCCTACAGGATGTCTTTCGTCCTTCCGCTGTGAATATGGCGATTAACCCACAGGGTACTAAGATCCTGGGTACCTTGGAGTTTCAGAATGAAGGTTCTGATGGTTGGTATCGCACGGTGGGCTTCCGTACCTCTACCAATAGCAATTGGGCTCTTAAGCTTGTTGCTGGTGGGCGTGTTATCGCTTGCTTTAATGGGATGCTCAGTTCTGATGCTGTCCTGCTGAAGCATAACAACGATATCCGCTTGGATCTCGCTAATGCGCTTATCGCTACGCTCCCTGGATTGGAGTGTAAGGCTCAGCAGTTCCAGTATAAGATTGATACTCTCAAGGATGAGAGTCTTACTGAGGAGGAAGGTTGCTATACGATCTGTGAGGGCGTTCGTAGGGGTATCGTGCCTGCTAATGAGGCTAAGAAGGTTATGGACATCTGGCACGATCCTTACGACTACCCGGAGAATAACGGGCGTACCTCGTGGACTCTCTACAATGCGTTCACCAGGGTGAACAGGGATACTGCACCTATGGCTCAGTTTGGTAGGACTGTGGGGATTGGTACCCTGTTCGGACTGTAGATCACGCAGAGCAACCCCCGGTTCAACACTGGGGGTTGTTCATTTTTTACTGAACATAGGAGTAAGATGAACAAATTTCAAGACTTCATGGAACAACTAAAGCAAATCATAGAGAACCACGCAGACTGCCCTCGTTTACCTGAGGACCATGATGAGTTCTGTGATTTCTACGATGATGTTGTGCATCTTGTGAAGGGAGTTCACATTGAGTAATCCAATCTGTCGTATCGTGGGTGCTAAGACCATTGCTGACTACGAGAATATCAAGAACCAGTGTGTCCTTCGGATTAAGGAGCTTGAAATCCCGACTATCGGGCTGGATCAGGTGACTATCGGTAGTGTGTGGTCGCATAATAGCTTTGGACTTACGGATCGGTACATTCTCACCTACTATGGTGGGGCTACCCGTGGTGAGAAGCTCCAACTCTCCTCCCTAAAACCAGATGGAACCCTGGCTACCGACGGGGTTAGCAGTTGCAACACCCCCAAGACGATCCACGAGTGGCTGGTGTCCAACAAGGCTAAGTACCTGGGGCAAGCTAAGATCACGGTTGCCCTGTAGATCGGTTGTGGAGGCTTATGGGGCGTCTGGATCGGTTTTAGGTCCCAGTGGTCTAAGATCGGTCTGGACGCCCTATAAACCTTCTGGGAGCTTTGTGGAGGGAACATGACCAAGAAGAACTACAAGAGTATCGCAAAGGCGATAAGTTGGGCCGTCTTTCATCGGTGTGACACCGAAGATGAAGTGGAGGTGGTGAACAGGGTAGCCCAAGAGATTGCCCTGGAGTTGGAGAAGGACAACCATGCTTTCGACCGAAAAACCTTCATGCTGGCCTGTGGGCTACCCGAGAATTGAAAATAGTTCAAACAAACGACCTTTCCGCCTCGTACCTACTAAGGAGTTAAGATGAGTCCTGAACGTGATGAGTTTATGTTTGTCTCTCCAAAGACCGTAGAAGGATTGAATGAAGTTATCAAATCCTGCAAGGATTTACAGAAGAAACTGAAGAAGAAACCAGAATATACTGTAGGCAAGCAGTATGGGACCTATAGGTTAGTTCAAATGTGTGTGAGTAATCTTCACACCGTAAATGGTTACGGTTTAATGTCAGATGATTACAGAATCTATGACTTTGCTCCAACTATAAAGGAGTTATGTAACCATAATCCAATCTCAATGGCTATCTAATGTTCATAAATGATTTACTGAGAGAGAATATGACACACTATTACAGTCGTGAATCTAAGACCGTATACAAGAATTTCACTGTTATGGAGGTTATTCCTGGAACACCTGAACGTTTAGTTTGCAGGACTCCCAGAGGGGATGTAGCTGCACATCTGGTGACACAACTGAATTTGAAACCTATTCCTGTGAAGGCTGATCCGCCTCCTAATCCATTTAAGGTTGGAGATAAGGTTCAACATAAGGATAAGAGTACGTACCTCATCCTTCCTACCGGCTGTTGGTCTTTCGACGTTAGGGGTCTTTTTCCTGAATCTGTAGATTACTTCAATAGGCACAATACCTTATACACTAAGGTTCCTGATTGAGTACAGACGAGAAGCTTCTGAATACCTCTCAAGTTACCCAGTGGATAGACTCCCTGGGTCTTGAGAGGTACTCTCGTACCATAATGAAAGCATCAGATCGTGGTCAGATGTCTACTACTAAGACAGGCCAGATGCTTATGGATGCTTGTATTACAGGATTCTCTAAGCACTTAGGAGAGTGGCTACAGGTTACACCTGATAATCATAAGTGTAAACAGTATGTCTCCCTAATTGATTCGGATGTTGTCTCTCTTCTGGTGTCTCAGATAATCATTGACAATATTACAATCTCAGCTCCCCTACAGACTACAGCTCTGATTATTGCTAATGCCTTAGAGGATGAGCTGAAGTTTAATATTGTTCGTAGAACACTCTCAGATGATTGGAAGAAGCTTAAGCGGAGATACAACTACGCTCACGAAGGGCATAAGAGGAAGGTCATAAAAGCTGCTGTCAATCGTATGGAGATTGACCATGAGCCATGGGATAAGAAATCGAAGTATGCTCTGGGTTTTCTGCTTATTGATTTCTTTGCTGCATCTACCGGTCTGGTTACTATTGAGTCTCCTTATGACTCCCAGAAGGGGAAGAAAAAGAGTTTCATAAAGCCTACGGAGGATGTCTTAAAATGGATGGCGGACACGAACGATGATCTCAAAGCTAAGTATCCATTCTATCTCCCCCTGGTGGAACCACCGGAGGATTGGGTGGGTCCTAACGAGGGAGGGTATCCTGCGAATGTCCTTATGCGGTGGCCCCTTGTTCACCAATACAGTAAGAAAGCCAAGAAGCTCACGCCGGAAGAAATGCCGGAAGTCTACAAAGCGGTAAACCTTTTACAGAAAACTCCTTGGAGGGTAAATGACTTTACATTTGCTGTCTTTGACCATTACTGGAAAGAAGGCAAAGAGGTTGCTGACATTCCTGGAGGAAATCTCAGACCTCTCCCTGACAAACCAGATGACATTGGAACTAACGAAGATTCACGACGAGAGTGGAAGCGTGCAGCTAACTGTATATACAACCTGAATGTCAAATTAAGCACCAAGAAGATCCTATATGGCAAAATCCACTTTGTTGCACGGCACTATCAATATCAAGATTTCTGGTTCCCTTACAAACTTGATTTCCGAGGTAGAGCTTACCCCATCCCAGCTTTTCTCAATCCTCAAGGGTGCCCGCTTGCTAAAGGACTCTTACGCTTCGCACAGGGTAAAGCATTGGTTTCGGACGAAGCAAGAGGATGGTTCTTTATACATGGAGCTAACACTTGGGGATTAACAAAGGAGAGTTTTGATGATCGTGTGGAATGGGTTAGATCTCATAATGATTGGCTTCTTGCTATTGCTGCTGATCCCCTTGGGAATCGTGGCTGGGAGGAAGCTGACTCCCCCTGGGAATTTCTTGCGTGGGTTGAAGAGTTTGCTCTTTGGACCGAAGATCCTGTAAACTTCAAAAGCTACCTACCGGTAGGAATGGATGGAACCAATAATGGACTTCAGATTTACTCGTTACTTCTCCGAGATCCCATCGGCGCTGAGGCGACTAATGTTTCGCCCTCTGATAAGCCGAGGGATATCTACCAGGATGTTGCAGATGCAACTACCGTTCAGTTACTAAAGGATGCAGAGTATGGAAACGAAGTCGAGCAGAAGTATGCCAGGGATTGGCTTTCATTCTGCGGAGGGAATATCCCTCGTGCGTGTACTAAGCGACCAGTCATGGTGCTTCCATATGGAGGAACCCCGTATTCGCTCAGGGTGTATTTAGAGGAGTGGTATGAAGAACAACTGGAGGAAAGGGGTTTGGAACTTAACAGGCCGTTTCCTACAACGTTTAGTCATACTCGCTACCTTACTAATATTGTCCTTACTTGTATCAAGGACCGTTTGGTTGGCGCTTCATTAGCAATGGATTGGCTCAGGAGGATAGCTGATATATGCACATCGAACAGTACTCCTATTATCTGGCGAACTTCGAGCGGATTCCAGGCATTCCAAGCTGTGTACAACTTAGATTGCATTACGATAAAGACGAGTCTGGGAAAATCGCATCGCTCACGCCAAGTATTCGAGCAGAACTTGAGGCTCTCCAAACGTGGGCAAATGAACGGCTTAGCTCCAAACTTCATCCACAGCCTGGACGCTGCGATTATGACCAAGACCACCAATACCTTTGCGCTTATTATCGAAGGCCCTCCTGAGAGCCCTACGGGGGCTTCTGCTGCGTTGAGCATGGCCCATGACAAGTTCGCCACTCATGCTGCCGACTGCCCTGTAATGGCTTCCTGTCTGCGTACGGAGGTCGCTACGATGTTCTCGCGGGACCTACTCGCAGACTTCCGCGACCAGATCCAACATTTACTCGGGCCGACCGTAGAGTTACCTCCGGTCCCCGCTCTTGGGTCCTTAGATCCTAACTGTGTATTAGAATCGAGTTATTTCTTTGCGTAAGCCGTAAGGCGCTACGCTTCTTACCATGATCTACATAACTGATAACCATGAATTCGAGCTACACGAAGATAGAACCGTAACTATTCGGAAGGTTTCACCTGGTTTTGGCGCTGATGATGAAGTGCTGTTAAACCCAGCAGAACTTGCAGATTTATATTTCTTTCTTGAGGAGTATTTGTACTAATGGCTAACAAGAAGTTTGATCCCGGTGTCAACATTACCACCCCCGCTGGAACCCTGAAGTTCCCGTGGTTGCAGAAGCCGCAGGAGAATCCATTTGGGAAGGGGTATATCTATAACTGTGAGTTGCTCTTGACTCCTGAGGAGGCTGCACCACTTATCGAGCAACTGGAGGGATTGTATAAGCAGAATCTCCAGAAGCAGGCGATCCTGAATAATGTGGAGAAGATCAAGGGTTCGGATACGAAGCCCTGGCGCGAGGATGTGGATTGGAAATCGAAGGAGCCCACGGGTTTAATCGCGTTCAAGTTTAAGAGCCCGTCTATGAGGGGGGATTATGAGTTCAAGCCTAAGCTGTTTGAAGCTAATGGTTTGCCTTTTGGGTATACCAGGAATGCCGAGGGGACTATTGAACCTCCTACCCGCGTACCGGCAATTGGAATGGGAACTATCGCAAAGATCTCCACCAATGCTCGTGGCTATTACAAGAACTCTAAGGCAGGAATTACCCTCAGCTTAGAGGCTGTCCAAGTTATCAAGCTGCGTGAAGCTGGGCGTAATACTGCGGATGCTTTTGGGTTCAAGCAGGAGGATGTGCCGCAGGATGATGGAACGCAGGATGAAACGGATGGGCGCTTCTAATGTCAACAAGTCCGACCCAACTCTCCCTGAAGAAACTTCGGGGAGAGGGGTGGACCACTTGGATTGTAGAACATTGGAACTCTTTTGCAAAAATCCGGCAGGACCTTTTTGGATTCGCAGATATCATTGCGATTCGAGAAGGGCTGCCGCCAATCTTGGTCCAGTGTACTACAACCTCGAATATGTCTGCCCGTGTTGCAAAGATCGAAGCTAACCCTATAGCCCCTATATGGGGATCATTCGGGAGGATAGAAGTATGGGGATGGAAGAAGGTTAAGGGTAAGTGGGAAGTTAAAATGCGGTGGTGGTGTAAGGATACTAATAGGTTTTCGGAGACGTATAACAATGTTTCTTCGTGACTGTCAAGGTACGCTGTTGAATCTTGGTGACAAGATTGCCTTCCCTACGTCCAAGTACATCAAGCTGAAGGTGGGAACTATTCAGAAGGTTCTGTGGCACGTTGGGGCTTACCGGGATCTCCCTAAGGTTTACCTGAAGGAGCATAAGGTTTGGTTAACCCGTACAGATAGGATTGTCAAGGTTAATGGCTAAGATCCCCTGTGTGGAGTGTGGTTCCTCAGATGGCTGCGAAGTCTACGAGGACCACACTTTTTGTTTTGTGTGTAACCATTACAGTAAAACTACAGGAGAACCTAATGTGCATACCGGGTCCCCTGGACCTACAAATGCTGATAACAGCCGGGGTAATGCGACGTTTAGAAAAGGAGTGCCCATCAGTATTCCAGAAAGAAAACTCACAGAAGAAACCTGTAAAAAGTGGCAGTACCTTGTTGCCGATGACGGAACCCACATTGCCCAATACTACAGGGACAACGTAATTGTCTCGCAGAAGCTTAGGACACCATCTAAGAGCTTTCCTATCCTGGGTGAGAGCAAGAAACTTCCACTGTACGGTCAGCAGCTTTGGAATAAGGGTGGAAAGTACCTTACCGTGGTGGAAGGCGAGATAGATGCCCTTACAGTCTCACAGCTTAACGACCATAAGTGGCCGGTTGTCAGCGTGCCTAATGGGGCCTCAGGTGCTGCTAATTCTATTCGAGCTAATCTTGAGTGGGTTAGTAGTTTTGATTCTGTTGTATTCATGTTCGATATGGATGAACCCGGACAGGACGCAGCAAAAGCCTGTGCGGCCCTACTCAAGCCCGGTCGCGCCAAGATTGCCAAGCTCCCTCACAAAGATCCTAATGAATGTCTACAAAAAGGAGCAGGCAAAGCAGTAATAGACGCCTTCTGGCGTGCAGAAACCTTTAGACCAGACGGTATCTTAGACGGAGATCAGATATGGGAACTCCTACAAAATCACAAGACCCTCGCGCCTATCGCCTCTTTCCCGGTATCTTCCTTACAGGCCCTTACCAGGGGGATGAGGGCGGGGGAGATCATTACTATTTGTGCTGGGACCAAGATTGGGAAGTCGGAGTTTGCCCGAGAGGTAGCCCTGCATTGCATTGTGAATGGCCTAAAAGTGGGCTACGTCGCTTTGGAGGAGAGCGTACCAAAAACCATCTACTCCCTTGTGGGCATGAAGCTGAATCATATAGTGAAATACGAAGAAAAGCCTTTGGAAACACCCGGCTTCAAAGAGGCTTACGACAGTATACGCCCTAACATCATGGTGTATAACCATTGGGGGAGCACAGAGGAAGAGAACCTTCTGAGTAAGCTGCGGTATATGATCCTGGGTGGAGAGTGCAAGATCATTGTGTTAGACCACATCTCTATTGTAGTTTCCGGCATGGAGACTGGGGATGAACGTAGGTCTTTCGATACCCTTATGACACGGTTAAGGAGCCTCAGTGAAGAAACAGGAGTCGTGGTCATTCTTATCTCGCATCTTAAACGTCCATCTGGAGGCGTGCCGCTTGAAGAGGGCGGGCAAACTTCGCTCTCCCTCCTCCGAGGATCTGCGTCTATTGCACAACTTTCTGATACTGTCATTGGCTTGGAACGAAATCAGCAAGACGAAGAGACAAAGTACATTACGACGGTTCGACTCCTTGCTTGCAGATTTACCGGTAACAGCGGGGTGGCCGGACTCTTAAACTACAATAAAACCACCGGGCGACTTATAGAGATCGAACCAGAACAGGTAGAGGCTTTGACTGGGGAGAATACAAATGTGCAAGAAGGTAATCTGGGCGGTAGCGGATTCTGATTGTAAGGATATCATTACTATGTGTGATACCCGTGAGGAAGCCCGTGCTATAGCCAGGGAGCCTTATGTTGAGGGACACGTAGTTCGCTATGTGAGGATTGATGACTAATGCGTGATGCTAAAGCTATAGATGCACTTGCAACAGAAGAGTGTTTCAAGAGAGATAGTAAAAAGGGTTTACCCTTATCTTTCCCCTCCTGTTGGACCGAGGGTTTTATTGCCGGGTACAACCGTGCATTGGATGATGAAGTTTGATGGCTCAACGATGTGATTACTGTGGTGGGGGCAAGAGCTTCCACCACAAGGACGGGTGCCTTTGCCATGAGGACTGTGATTGTATGGGTTTTACTAAGGTGAGGAATGATACAGAATATAAGGATGATGAAGAATGAGCTGCTCTTACTGTGATGAGCCACCGCCAGAACCTTGGAATAGGCAGATAGGGTTTCGAGTAAATAATAAGTGGGTTTCACTTGAGGACATAGCCCAGTTCGACGATGAGATAGAGAGTTTGAAGCGACAGATAATCGACATTAACACCATCGTCACTAACCAGCAGAAAACTATCAACCGCCTCAAGAAGAAACTGAATATGCCCATTACCTCTTTAGATAAAGAAAGGGCTAATGATGCTTTCTGACAGTACCGACTGTCCACAATGCCACAACCCCTTCGTCCCCATGTGGGTAGGGAGTCAATGCCATTGTAGTAGGTGTGGCTACAGGACTATACAGGGAGTGGCTGTGGAACAACCGGAGAGAAACGGGAGTTTAAACTGATGGCACACTACTGGACCCATATCTTTGCTGATGAATGTCCTTTGTGTCACGAAAAGAAAATGGTGGACTTGGATCTGAGTACGATGACACTCTATGGATATAAAGTAAGTGAAATCCGTAAAGCCATTCGGTTCTGCCAGATGATGAACCATGATTTAAGGAACAATGAAACTAATCTTAGACATTGAAACCAACGGGCTCCAACATGAGTACCAACTCAGGGAGGTTGGGGCTACCCATGTGTGCGATAGGGTGTGGTGTATTTGTGCTATAGATGCGGATACTGGGGAGGAATACGCATTTGCCTCACACGGGTCTGAGATGTTCCATGAGTGGATAAAGGTTCTCGGACCAATTGAATTACTAATAGGCCACGACATCCAAGCCTTCGACCTTCCCGTACTGGAGAAACTATATGGGTTCAAATTCGGAGGAGAAGTATTCGACACTAAGCTTGCCGCCCGGTGCATTTATCCTGATACCAAGAGAGATGACTGGCGTTCAAAGCTTACAGGAGAACCTTGGCACGAAGTCCCTGGAAAACTATCTGGAAGTCATACCCTTAAAGCCTGGGGTATACGTCTTGGAGTCCATAAGGGGGATAGAACAGCGCAGGACTTCTCCCGGTATTCTAAGGAGATGCTGGAATACTGTATACAGGATTGTAGGGTCACCCTGGCGTTGTATAAGCACTTGGTGGCACAGAATCCCTCAGAAGCTATGCTTCGGTTGGAACATAGATTCTCACAGATCATCGACCAGCAGAAGCTTAACGGATTTTGCTTCGATATACGGGGCGCAGAAGCCCTTACACGAGTTCTTCAAACCGAAAGGCTGCGATTAGAGGATGAACTTAAGGACCTATTTCCTCCTCGTGTGGAAGTGTATTACACACCCGTCAAGCGTCTTGAACGGACTAAAACTATTATTTTTAATCCTGCATCCAGGGATCATATCACATACAACCTTATTAAGAAGTATGGGTGGAAACCAAAGGAGTTCGGAGATAACGGAAAGCCCACACTGGATGCAGATGTTCTCGCAACATTGCCTTATCCAGAAATTAAACAACTCGTCAACTACTTCCTCATTCAAGACCGTCTTGGATCAATTAGTGAGGGCAAACAGGCATGGTTAAAACTGGTACACACTGATGGCAAGATTCATGGTGGAGTTAACACCAACGGTACGCCTCATGGACGATGTTCGCACATTGGTCCGAACATGGCTCAAGTTCCAAATATGGACTCCGCGTATGGAACGGAATGTAGAAAACTTTTCACAGCAGATCCTGGTTGGGCTCTTGTCGGGGCAGACGCTTCAGGTATTCAGTTACGCGCCCTTGCCCACTATCTCTACCCCTACGACGGAGGAGAATATGCTAACTTAGTTTGCACAGGAGATCCCCATGAGCGACACCGACAAGCACTTGGAGTTAATACGCGATCTGAGGCCAAGACTTTCATCTATGCGTTCCTCTTTGGGTCAGGTTCAACAAGGATTGGAGAAATACTTGGGGTTACGCAGCAAGTTGGCGCGTCCCTCATTAGGAGATTCCTACATGAGATCCCAGCTATTGCTCGATTACGAGCAGCGATTAACCGAACACTTGACCAGCGCGGATACCTTGTTGGACTTGATGGACGACATATTCCGATCCGAGGCAAGCATGTTGGGCTCAACTATCTCTTGACTGCGTTTGAAGCTGTGATTATGAAGCAAACCGTGGTTGACTACCAGAGGAGACTTGAGGATTTATATGGATACCGAGACGGGCATTCATATAAGCAAGTGGGTATGGTACACGATGAGATACAGGTAACCTGTGAAGCTAATCTGGCGGAACTCATAGGAGGAGAGATAGTTAAAACTATAGAGGATACTGGGGTGTTGTGGGGTTCTAAATGTCCTTTAACCGGCAAGTATCATATAGGGAGGAATTGGAGTGAAACTCACTGATCCTTTAGGTGAAATTAGAGGGAGACTACTGAGGTTACTGGAATTTGTGGAGAAAACTATGAAAGAGCCCTGCTCGGATGCGCCCGTGTGCGGCGATGTGGCGACTCCGTTCCAATGCGAGTGCGGCGCAACGGGACCGGGACCGCTGTGCCTGCGCCCTGGATGCAAGCGCCCGATGTCGGCAATGGTGCCCGTGGCGAAAGCGCCGGTCGAGCCTCCTTGCCCTGAGTGCGGATGGTTTGGCGTGCATCGTGATGACAACCCGTACTGTTCACTCGCACGGAGGAAGCCCGCGCCGCCCGCCTGCGAGGACTGGCGACTCACGCCAATGGGACCAACGCCGTTCGCGGGCGAGCCTCCTGCTCTCGTTATGTGCCTCGTGTGCATGGGGCATGGCAGGTTCACAACTAATGGCGTTTGCTATGCGTGCAAAGGCACCGGAAAGGTTACCCACCCATGCCAGAATCAGAGCCCGAGCGTTGCGAGTGCGGACACGAGCGATGGAAGCACGGCTGGGGACTTGCACCGACGCTTCCATAGCAAGGTCGGATGCGCCGGAGATGAGTGCTACGTCTGCGATGGCGAGGACGCATTCCTCGCCCGGCACCCGGAGACACGATGATTGGCCTTGCGATGGCGGCGGCTTTTGCTCTGGGGGTCATAGTCGCATCTGTGGTTTGGCTGTGGGTGTTCTGGGATGACTGGAGGGTTAGATGATGTGGCAAATAGACGAAGTGTATAGTGGTGAAACTGTAGCTAACGATCTATCTTGGGCGGAAGTTATCGAGTGGTTAACAGAGAACCCGGAAACGGAGTATGTCGTTTGTCTAATGTAAGCAGCCCGAGTCTCCAATACATCGCGGGGTTCTGCGATGGGGAAGCCTGCTTCCGATGGAATGCCCCAGGTGGAGCTAAACCAGGAATCGGCTCCCCCAGAGTGGAGATCAGTAATACTTACCTCCCGATCTTAGAAACTATCAAATCTATGTTCGGGGGGACCGTACGTAAGGCGTACGAAACTAACGGGAACCAGAGAACATGCTATCATTGGTATATAGATGGTTCAGACTGTCGGGATTTTATCCGGCTCGTGCTCCCCTACCTCATCGAGAAACAGGAGCAAGCGCAGCTTTTGCTTACCGCCTTTGGTACCCATAGGATTCACCGGAAGGAACTACTGGACAAGGTTAGGGCTTTAAAGAGAATTGATAACACAGGAGGAGGCAGATATGAAAGCACGTAGAGTTATTGTGACGTTGGAGTTAGAAACTGTTGAGCCCATTAGCGCCCTCAGGAGTAAATCTGATTGGGAATATGTTTTAGGCCTTGGTGCCCACACGAGTATGACCGTTCTTCAGGTCCAGGCTAATGTGGTGAAGGGTAAGTGAACATCCTAATCGACGGTGATATCGAACTATACAAAGCGTGTACTGGCGCAGAGGAGATCTTTACATGGGAAACTGACTTACATACCCTGGTGTCTGATTCCAAGGTGGCTAAGAAAACGATGGTGGAGAATATCACTAACCACCAGAAGGTTATTGAGAAGTGGCTTAGTTATCCTTGTTCTGTTACTGTGGCTTTCTCTGGCAGTAATAATTGGCGTAAAACTGTCTATCCCGATTACAAGAGCAATCGTGTGGGAGGGCGCAGGCCGATAGCCTTTAAACCTGTAAAGGAATGGTTTGTTAAGAACTACAATTGTGATATTAGAGTCGGCCTGGAGGCTGATGATGTTCTCGGCATACTGGCTACTGGTAACCGGGACGATTGTGTTGTTGTATCTATTGACAAGGATCTTCAGTCCATACCTGGATACCTCTATAACCCTGACAAACAGCGGCATCCTGAGTTGGTCAGCCTGGAACAAGCAAACTGGTTCCACGTTTACCAGACTCTTATGGGGGACAAGACAGACGGCTACCCAGGATGCCCCACCATAGGGCCTGTAAGGGCTGCTGCTGCGTTGGGAAAGCCTGGGGAGCATACTACTGATAAGCTCTGGGAACGCGCCTGGAGGCTTTATAGGGCAGCAGGGAGGTCATTAGAAGATATGCGGACTCAAGCTAAGGTGGCGAGGATCTTACGGAGGGGAGAATGGGATCAGGAGAAGCAGTTGTGCCTGTGGGATCTACCAGATTTAGAGTATACAGTGGCAATGAAAACTACGGATGGCGAGCCAGATCCAACTTAGGCCCGTGCCCACAGGAGGATTGCCCTCTGTGTCAGACGACGAAGAGTGCGAACGAATCTTAATTATGTACCTTTTGTACTGTCACGATTGTAGGCATTGGGGTATGGAGCCCTTAGCCATCAATCAAATCAACTGGAGAAACAAATGAATGAAACTAACACTCTGGCCCTTTGGTGTCTGCTTGATATGTTGTTTATTGGCGTCCCCCTGTGGGTGATGATGTTTAAGTTTAACCAGAATAGGGGAGGGCTTCGGGCCAATGCCTGATTACCCGCCGGGGACAATCATTGCCAAGAATGTTTGCAATCTTCCACTGGTAGAGGGGGTTAAGTTTGACAACGCCAAACCACGGTTTGACCTTATCCCCCCTGTGGCTCTCCTTGAAGTGGCCCGAGTTCTCCAGCATGGTGCGTCTAAGTATGCACCTGATAACTGGAAGAAGCTGGACAACCTCCGAGGTAGGTATCTGGGGGCTGCTGGGAGGCATATAAATGCCTATATGAGGGGCGAAGAAGTGGACTTGGAGTCTATCACCCACCATTTAGCCTGTGCGATCACCAGCCTCATGTTCGTCTTAGAGAAGGATCTCAACCCTAAGCTATGAAAAACTATCGTAATTCGTTCAATAGGACACGAGACACTCCTACGGATTCTACGGAAGTTTTGGAGTGCCCCCCTATAAACCCGCAGTTAATCGCGTGGTTAGAATCACAGTATCCCGTGCGTCGGTATCCCAAGGAAATCATCAGAGATCCTGGGTTTAACCTGATTGTGGCCTGTGATGAGGGCAGATATGAAGTAATCGACCAACTTAAGGTCGCGCTGCTAAAGCAGCAAGAGAAGGAATAGCTATGTGTATCCCGGGATTATTCGGTGGAGTACCAGACGCTCCTAAACCCCCTGGTCCTACCCCGGCTCCCCCTATAGAGGGGGCTGAGAATCCTATCTCGGGGCGCACTCGTAGGAAGCGATCCATTCTCAGTGAGGGAGCGGACTCGGGATCACTGATTATTCCTAATACGTTGAACATTCCGTAATCATCCCTATCCTGTTCGCGGGATAGGTTGTGCTGGGCCTTGAAGCTTGGCACCTTTTAAGCAGCCTGTAGTACTACGGGCGAACAAAGGTTTTCCCCCAGTTGCACCCGAAAGCAACTGGGATCTATTCATCTACCTTGGTTTCGACCTGGGTATGCCTCACTGGTTGCTGAGTATAAGGGAGTAATTAACCTGAAAGCTCACCAAATGAACAGTGGGGCCTTTTTATAACTGGAGATATACTTGGCCTATTCTAAAGAACAAACAGCGGCCAGTATATATCAGAACTTAGAAGCAATCCGCAATAACTTTCTGCGCAGAGCGGAGGAGTGTGCTGCGCTAACTATCCCCATGTTAATCCCTCGTGGATCTAACATGCGCATAGGCCATATACAGGAGTTCGACACTCCGAGACAGGGTATTGGGGCTCGCGGTGTAAACCATCTATCCTCTCGTCTACTCCTAACTCTCCTTCCACCTTCGAGCCCCTTCTTTAAATTCAAGGTTGACCCCTTTGCATTAGATGAGATCACCCAGTTAGCGCCTGAGATCCAGGCAGAGATAGCCAGTACGCTTGGTCAGATTGAGGACAGCGTAAACATGGTTATCAACACAGAGGGTTATCGTACACCCTCTGCTGAGTTGTTCAAGCACTTGCTCTGTTCTGGCAATGGAGCTACAGAGTTCCCCAAAGATGGGGGTATGAGGTTCTTTCCTCTCTCCGCTTATGTGGTCTGTCGTGACCCTGAGGGTGATGAGGAAATCGAGATCATCATAAAGGAGTGCATAGACAGAGCCTCCCTCCCAGAAGATCTACAGAAGATGGTAGACATGGAGGATGAGTACGAGAAAACCAAAGATAAACCTGTAAGGGTCATAAACCAAGCTGACGGTACCTCACAGGCTACAGTAGATTTCTACACCCGTCAGACCCGTATCTCTAAGAAGAGATTTGAGAAGTGGCAAGAGTTGTCTAACGGGACCATGATCCCAGGGACAAAGGGAACCTACAACGACGAGAACCGCCCCATACATGCCCACCGTTGGCTTATGGTGCCCGGAGAGGCATACGGACGGGGAATCGTAGAGGAACATAAGGGTGACCTCATCAACTGTGAGGCGCTCTCTCAGGCCATTATGGAGGGCTCTCTGGCTGCTGCCAGGGTGATTGGACTGGTCGCACCTAATGCCCAGACCCGACCCCAGGATATCAATGACGCAGCTAATGGGGAGTTCGTTATCGGACGCCCAGAGGATATACAGTTTCTCTCTCTTGAGGGTAAGGTGGGTGATTTCAGGGTTGCCCTGGAGACACTCAGCCTTATTACTAAGCGTCTGGAACAGGCTTTCCTCCTCAACTCCAGTGTTATTAGGGATGCTGAGAGGGTAACCGCTGAGGAAGTTAGGTTCGCTGCGCAGGAGTTAGAGACTACCCTGGGTGGAACCTATACTATCCTCGCGAGTGAGTTCCAGTTGCCGTTAGCCAAGTCGATTCTTGGCCGGTTACAGAAGAAGGGTAAGGTCCCGCAGTTCCCACCCTCGCTGAAGGATAAGATCAAATTAGTTATTGTGACCGGCGTGGATGCCCTTGGTAGGAATGAGGAATTAGAACGCCTTAAATCCGCTATGGGAACCATTGCCGCCGTATTAGGACCTGAGGTTCTGGCCGCTTCAGTGAATGTGGAGACGTTCACGACCTATGTGCTGTCCAAGAGTGGCGTCACGATCAAGGGTATCTTTAAGACGAAGGAACAGAAGGAAGCTGAAGCGCAGCAGGCCCAGACGCAAGCTATGGCCCAGCAAGTGGTAGAGAAGGGTACAGGCCCAGCTATCAATGCTGTAAGTGCAGCTACTCAGCAGCAGAATGCACCACAAACAGGATAATATGGATAAAGACGAGTGGGATATATGCTCATGCTGTTCTCAACACTGGGATGATCACCCTACTGGGGACTGTAAGCATTTCTTCTATATGAAGGTTATAAGAGGAGAACAAGATGGTTGAAAAGTTTGTACAGTCGGGAATAGACTACACTAAAGACATTAACGCTGAGGTTACCCCAGAGGTCCCCCCGTGGATGCCTGAGAAGTTTGTCCGAGAAGGTAAGCCTGACTATAAGGCCCTCGCGGATAGCTACCAGGAAGCTCAGCAGTATATTAGCGGTAAGCAGCCTAAATCTGAACCCACTCCTCAGAAAGAGCCAGCCAAGGCCGCACCCAAGAAGGGTGACGAAACTAACCCTTGGTCTGAGACTAATCTGAATAGGTGGGCTCAGGAGGCGGCTGAGAATGGTGGTGTTCTGAATGAGGAATCCTACGCAGAGATCCCTATTCCTCGTCCCTTCGTGGATATGTGGATTAAGACCATGACCGAGCGTACCCAGGGTGAGGCCGCGAAGGATGTGGAAGCATTCGGCGGGCAAGACGGTTGGGTGGAGGTTCAGGCGTGGGCTAAGGCCAACTATACCCAGGAAGAGAAGGATGCATTTGCCCAGGCTCAGCGGGTTGGTGGTCCCATCAAGAAGATGGCTATTGAGAACCTGAAGCACCGCTATGAGGCTGAGGTTGGCTCACAGCCTACCCGTAGGGTTACTGGTGACTTAGCTGGCCCTGGTGCTGGAGCCCCGTTCTCTACTCAGGCTCAGGTTACCAAGGCTATGTCCGACCCGCGTTATCGCATCGGTACTTCTACGTATGATGCCGAGTATGCTGAGAATGTTCGTGCTCGTGTCGCTGCTATGAAGAATTAGTGCGAGTGGCCCCATAGTTTAAATGGTTAGAACCCGGCCTTTCAAGTCGGTAATCCAGGTTCGATTCCTGGTGGGGCTAATTACTTTGCGAAGTCTTGCGAGAAGCGCGAGCCTGCCTACGGGTGGAGAACTTAGTAGATCCTGACAGAAGCAAAGTTGCTGTGTCGTTACATAACAATCTCTTGTTTCTACAAGGATCAACACAAATGGTTACTCCGATTTCTCAATTCCCTCGTCCGGGTCTCCCTGGTGCGGTGAGTTCGAATCCGGTCGCCAATTTTCTTAAGGTTTTCGGTGGAGAGGTTTTCACGAACTTCGCCCAGGAGAATAAGCTTCTCCGCACCACGAGCATTAAGAACGTTAGCGGCGGGGCGATCTCCTGGACCTTCCCGGCTGTCGGTACTGCGACGGTCAGCTATCACACTCCTGGGGCTAACGTCCTGACGGATAATGATGATGCTGGTCGCCCGTATCTTTCCAAGATTCTCTCCAACCAGCGTACGATTAACATGGACCGGGAAATGACCGCCTCCATCTTCGTTCACAAGCTGGACCGTAAGCTTAACCACTGGGATGTCATGTCGCCTTATGCGGCTGAACTCGGTAAGGCTCTCGGTCGTACTGTGGACGCGAATATCCATCGTATGCTCTACAATATCGGTAACACTACGTCTGATACCAACATGACCGTCTACGGGGTTTCCCCGGGTGGCCCTGCTGGTGGTGGAACGTACGGTAGTACCCGTATTGCGCTCTCGACGGCGTTCTCTGCCCTCACGCCTGCTCTGCTTGTGAAGGCCCTTTCTAATATGAAGGTGGCATTCGATAAGAAGGGTATCCCGCGAGATGGGCGTATTGCGCTCATGCCCCCGGAGATCATGCAGCGCCTCCTGATGGATACCAACGGTGTCGTCGGTGGTACTGCTAACGGTCTGCTCCAGTGGGTTAATAGCGATTATAACCCCGGTGGAAACGGAAGTTTCTCCTCGGGTAAAATCCCTATGCTCTTTGGCTTCGAGCTGATCGAGCACAACAACCTGGACTTCCCGGCGTCTACCGCTACGTATGGCGTGTACGACTGGTCGGCTGGTCAGGGTGGAGATGGTGCTGCTGCCGGAAACGACGACAACCTCTTCACCACGACTGGTAACCTGCCTATCACGTTTACGAACGAGACGGCTACGGTTGCAAGCTCCAATGACTATTCGGCGGCTTATACGGCCACCGTGACTGAGCCCTATATCTTCTGTTACACCAAGGAGGCTATTGGCACGGTCAAGTTAGAAGATGAAGGCGTTGAGTCCGAGTACAAGATGGAGTACCGTGGTGATTTCATCATCGCGAGTATGACCCTCGCTCACGGCGTTAAGCGTCCTGAGTGTGTCGGCCTCATCTGCAATCAGTAATCCATAGTTACGGCCTCGATTCAGCCCCTTATTAAAGCTTGAGAACCCAAGTTTTAATAAGGGGCGCTCTTATTAAAGGTTCTCATGGCAGCTATCAAAACCACCAGACTAAAGGCAGTGAACATTATCCTGTCTGCCGCTGGTAAGGGGCCGATCACGAACATTGTCACGGGAGCCAGCATGGACTCCGACACTGCCCAGGGTTGTCTGGATGAAACCATAAATGTCGTTCTCTCTGAAGGTTGGTACTTCAATACCCGCAAGAATGTTACGCTTTCCCCTGATGTGAACAGCGAGATTCTTCTACAGGAGAACGTGATTAGATTAGAGTTCCCATATATCTTTACTGATGGCGTCAAGTATACCATCAGGGGGAACAAGTTATACAATGCCAACACTGGAACAACTAACGAGTTTGATGAAGCAGTCGTGGCAGACATTGTTGAGCTTCTGGAATGGGATGATCTCCCTGAAGCGGCTCGAATTTATATCGCTAAAAGTGCTGCCAGATTGTTTGTTGACCGTTTCATTAGCGATCCTAATAGGATACGTTCTACTGCCGCTGATGAAGCGATGGCGTATGCCAAGCTCAAGAGGGAGGATGTGAATACCTCCAACTCCCGGATCTTTGGCCCGGAGTTCTCCCGTATTGTAGATAGGGGTAAGCCCCTGGATTGGGTAAATTAGTATGCCGCTGGTTAGACAACCTGTGCCGAACCTTATCGGTGGTGTCTCCCAGCAATCAGCAGCCGTGCGCCCAAACGACCAATGCACCGACCAGATTAACTGTTGGCCCTCTCCTAAGGATGGCCTCACCAAGCGTCAGCCCTCGCAGCACATAGCTAAATTAGTGGCTGGCCTGACTGGTACCGCTCGTAATCACTTCATTAACCGTGATACCGCAGAGCAGTACCTTATGCAGTTCTCTACGACTGATGTGAAGATCTATACGCTTCTCCCCATAGGCACCAAGATCGCAGGAGACTCCCTGACAGTTACGGGGACCTTTACCTATCTTGCCAATAGCCTCTCCAAGACGGCCCGTGATAGTCTCAGAGCTTACACGATTGCCGACTATACGTTCCTCCTCAACAACACCAAGACGACCGCTATGGATACTGCGGTTACCTCCACTGGTACGAATAGCGGCTCTGGGTTACGTGAGGCGTTCGTATTCGTACGCCAGGGCAACTACGGTACCAAGTATCGTGTCCGTGTCGCTGGTACTAACGGAGTAACCACCTTTGATAACACCGTAGAGGCTCGCACATATACCGGCCCTGGTGGTGGTGGTGGTCCTCCTACTGGTACCGGTGCTTTACTCAACACAATCAAAACCGATGATATCGCATTAGAACTTCAGCTCCAACTTCAGAACCTCGGGATCTTCGTAGGTACCGGATCGGTTACACTGAAGGGGTCCGTAATTCGCATTGTGTGTGCAGGGAACTTCTCTGCCGTAGAAACTATGGACTCTGTTGGTGACTCTACTCTTTCTGTTGTTTGGAAAACGGTACCTCGGGTTACTAATTACCTTCCTGAGATCTGCGTCAACGGTTATATCGTCAAGGTTGTTGGCGATGCTGAGATCGCTCAAGACGATTACTATGTCAAGTTTTTTACCAAAGAAACTGGGACGGTCTTTGGTAGAGGCGAGTGGCAGGAGGATCTTGGATACGGACAGGAGTATCAATTCCTGGCCTCCACCATGCCGCATGTACTTATACGTACTTTCAACGGCTCTGGTGATCCACAGTTTGCTTGGCAACCGGCAACATGGCTTCCTAAACTGGTTGGGGATACTGTTACTAACCCTCGCCCTTCTTTCATCGGCAAGGCGATAAGCAATATATCCTTCTATAAGGAACGTCTCCTCTTCTTGGCTGATGACAAGATCGTTTTATCAGAGACTCAGAGTAGGGACGGTGGTTCCATCTTTAATTTCTGGCGGGTGACCAACCTTGTGCTGGAAGATACGAGCCCTATAGATGTTACAAACAACTATACTCCTGTGGCAATCAGTAAATCAGCGACACCCTACAATCAGAATGTTATTCTCAAATCCGCAAGATCGCAATTCGTTCTCCGAGGGGCCGAGATATTATCCCCTCGTACTGTACAAGTTACCCCAGTGTCACAGTTTGAGTCCTTTGCCGACTTGGACCCAATCGCTGCCGGACGATCCTTATTCTTCGGATTCAAGCGAGGAGACTATTCTGGACTGAGAGAGTTCTTCGAGATAAACTCAGAGAACGCTCAGTTTGACTCCACGGATATAACCCTGAACATCCCCAATTACATCTACGGGGATATCTCATGGTTCGCCATCTCCACTCTGGAGGAGACTCTGGTATGCCAGACGATCCCCAATAATCTCCTGTACGTCTACAAGTACATCTGGCAGGGGAACCAGAAGGTTCTCTCCTCCTGGGGTAAATGGGAGTTCAACTCCACGGCTACTGTGCGACATTTCACCTTCATAGAGAATGTCTTATATCTTCTCATAGAGTACCCGGATGGTATGTATCTGGAGAAGGTTAACGTAGCCACTGGTCTGGTAGATACAGGGCAAACCTTTATTACCCACTTGGATCGCCGTGTGGACCAAACCAAGGTTACCAGTATGAGCTACGACCCATACGGGAACTTCACGGTGTTCACTCTGCCCTATACGATTCATGCCTCTCATATCCCTCAGGTAGTCCAGAAGGTTACCGGCAGGCGATATCAGGTCACAGCCTATAGTACAACCCAGGTTTACGTCTTGGGTGATATCACGGCGGCTAACTTCTTTGTGGGTCTTAAGTACATAGGGTTCTACCTGTTCACCAAACCCGTCCTGAAGATCCCCGAAGGGCGGGGTATCAACCCTGTGCCAGACTCCAAACAGATGGCCCAGCAACTGTGGGTGGAATATAATAGTTCTGGTGCATTCCATATAGATGTTCAGATAGGGAACGGTACCGTATATGCTACTGAGATAGCGGGGCCTGAAGCGGACTGGCAGTCTCTGGATGTGGATACTGTGACCCTCAAAACCGGTAGTGCGTATGTGCCTATAAACGGCAGACCTACGGAGGTAGCTTGTCTAATAGTGATGGAAAGCCCCTATCCAGTGAACATAAGCTCAGCCGTGTGGGATCTGATGATCTCCTCACCGTATCGTTCAGTCAGTTAAATCCGAGTATCTACCAAGATGCTTACGAGATAGCCTCCAGGATGCGCCAGGAGGACATTACAGAGGCCCTGGATCTCGGAGGGCTATCCCCTTCAGAGGCGATCCGGGTGGCTGTAAAGGCTTCCTGTGCCCCTGGGAAGGCTTATATAGCGTATGTCAACAAATCGCCTGAAGTCATATTTGGAGTGGCCCCGTCTGGAGCTTGCCTTGGGGTTGGTCATCCTTGGCTGCTTGGGACTGATGTTATATCTCGGTTGCCCATTAGGTTTGTTCGTGAGTCCCTGCGGTATGTAACCGAATGGTTACAAGAGTATCCCATACTAACTCACATCGTTGATGGTAGAAATACTACCCATATAAGGTGGTTAGAGCACATGGGATTCAAGTTTATCCGAAACTGGGAGAATAGCGGCCCAGGACGTATCGTGGCTCGTCAGTTTGTGATGATAAAGGAATAGTATATGTGTATACCAGCGTTACCCGCCATCGGGATGGGGTTATCCCTGTTGGGTTCCGCTGGTAATATGGCCAACAGCATGGCTACCTACGAGTATCAGAAGGAAATCTCTGAGCGAAACGCGAAGCTTGCCAAACGTGCCGCGAACTCTCAGTACTCCCAGTTAGGGGAGAAGTACTATCAGGAAGGCGTAGGGCTGGCTGCTGAGGGTGAGAAGGCTGCCGCTGATGCTAACGCGGCCCGTAGTAGGGTTAACGCTGCTGCTGCGGAAGCGGGAGTCTCCGGTAACTCTGTGGAAGCTCTACTGGCTGACTTCTCTCGGCAAGAGGGAAACTACCTTACCGCCCTGGATACCCAGCGTAGTTTCCAGAAGTCTGAGCTGCACTACGCTAAACAAGGTGTCCGATCAGGGCTCGAAGCTCGCCTTATTAACGCTGCCCCTCCTGCAAGGCCGGACTTCTTTGGTCAAGCCCTGGGAGCCTTCTCTAACGCCTTCAGTTCTGGGTTGCAATTGGATCAGGTTAGTTACTCCCACGGTGGAAATACCCTCTTCATATAGAAAGATCACATGCCTAAACGTTATGTAGAGAATGACCTAAACAAAGGGCCGTCTCTTCAGCCTACCGTTAGGCAACGCGATGACTTCCAACAGGTACATGGGGTCGCTCTCAACCAAACCGATTGGTCAGCCCTTAGTCGCTCCCTTACTAACGCATTAGCCTCCTATACTGACCTCTACGGAACCGAACAGAGGAAGATGGGTGCTACGGAGTTTACAGAGGAGTTAGCCCGTGCAGAGCAAGAGCATGGGGATATGCAGAAAGCCTTTGCCCAAGCTGTGGCTAAAGGCGAGATGGCTATGGGGAAGAATCCGTATTTCAAGACGGGTTACCTGGAATCCTTAGCCGAGAATCTCTCAGGCAGAATGCACGCTGAGGCTTCACCCAAGATCAGACATGGGTACGACCTGGATAAAGTCCCCAATCCCGTGACTGGTGTAGCTCCCGCTGCGGAACCCAGTCAAGCCCCTGCACAACCTGTCCCCGGTACTCACTATGTAACCAAGTGGCAGATGCCAGATGGTTCACTCTCTGATTGGAAGCCACCCGGTTGAGCGGGCAAATCTTGCACCCCGGTCAGGGTTGCGGTAACTGCACCGTTACAGTGGACTCCCAAAGCGACTCCCCAGGCTCCTGTGAAACAGCAGGGGGTATCGCAAGGTCCCACACAGGGCACCAGCACTCGTCCCTCCGCTACTAAGCAAGAGGTAATAGCCTTCCCTGAGATCTCTGGTTTACCTGAGTTCTCTGAGGCTCCTATTGTGGCCCCTCCCGCCGCCGTAGCTGGCGTTCCTAATGCCCAGATAGCAGGCGTAGCTCCGGTAAACCCCTTTAACCCTGAGGCTGCCGTTACGGAAACCTACAGGAATGTTATGGGGTTAGTCCCGCAGAGCGTCCAGAAGGACCCTTGGTTCCGTAAGGCGTTCGCTAAGTCTTGGGATAAGGCGCACCAGAGCCTCATGGCTCAGGCTATTGAACACCAATACACAGCCCACACGGAGGCCGCTATAGAGCAGCGCAGTATGGAAGTCGGTAGGGCGATAGAGTCAGAACTCGGAAAAGCTTCACCAGATTACGCCGGGTTAACTTCGAGGTTTTCAGGGCTTCACGCGGATGGCATCCAGAATCCCTCAGGTCTGGTCTTTGAACAGGTCCAGGCTGGATACCGGAAGCGTATCGCGGATGGCGACCCCGCTGGAGCCCAAGCCTACTTAGATAAGGCCGCCGATATTACCGTAGGTACCGCCAAGATTTCTGAAGGTAAGTACGCAGATAACTTCCAGGCTCTCCGTCAGCACGCCTATGCAGCCAATAGGGCTAAGCAGGATGACGGTGGGGTGCATGAGATTAGGGATATGAAGAAAGCCCTGTCTGCCCACCCAGATTACCTTGCGATTGCTACCAGTAAGGACCCCGGTGCTGCCGCACAGTTGGGTCAACAGCTTATCGGGAAGATTGCTGCTGGTCAGATTCCGGGTGTTGAACCAAAGCACTTAGAAGCCGCCATGTCGGAGATCAGTCAGGCTACGGATATCGCTTCTCGACTGAGTAACAACGCTCAGATAACCATAGCTGCCCAGCATAGGTATAACGTTGACCACGGTAAAGAAGCTGAAGCCATCATTCAAGAGGAGACGCTGCTTACAGGTGCCCAGAAAAACGAGGCAATAAAATACCGTGAAACCCGTGCCGCCAACGTGAACAAGTACCGTAAGAGCAACGTGGATCGCAATGTGGCTGAGATGGAGCGACTGCGCTCTCATGCCTATGATACAGACACAGCAAGTCAGGGATACGGACAGGCTATGCAGGATGAGATTGAAACTCTCCGAGAAGCCTTAGCTGACGGCATGGCTGGCCCTGAGCCACAGAAGTTCATGGCTGAGATTGCTCCTGGTTTAACTCAGGCTGCGAAGGACAAAGTGGAAGCCTGGAATCAGAAGATCAAAGATCGCTCTGAAGCCATGCAAACTCGTGTGGATGAGATCCTTGCGAATAACCAAGATCCCGAGGCGTTCATCAGAAGTATCGAAGGTAAGGATATCGGCCAGAAGGAAGCCGACAAGATGCGCAACCGGGGACAGGAACTCTTCGCCCCAATAGCCCAATCCCGAATCAACGCACAGAATAGACTCCCCAACATCCTCCAGGAAGTTGACAAGTCTATGAAGGATACTACTAAGTACAACAAGGTCGGTAAAATCCTGACTGGACCTGGAGTAACCCTCGGTCTAATCAACAATGATCCTTCTAACTTGGTTGCGGTCCCCAACCCCTGGGGTGGAACTACGCTTACTATTAAAGAGACTGCTAACTATTCCCGGTGGAAGAATGATATCGGACAGCAGGCAATAGCTGCACACCAAGAATGGGTTAACTCCGATGCTGGCAAGAAAGCTAATGATGGGTCCAAGACTGGATTCCTAATTGCCTCTGACAATGCTATGAACGAGATTCAGCAGATCGTTAGGGATCACGTAGATGGTGACAGTCCGTTAGGTAAGATAGACTTTAGTGCTGTAACTGGGAAGGGTGGTGGCCCGGATAAACCCCAGAAGCCAGTTAAACCCGCAAGTGAAACTGGAGCTGCCCCCAAGGAGGCCGCTGGTGCGTCCACAGAGATCACCCCCGAGGAAACCGCAAAGCTCCCCAAGGTTGGAGAGCGCGATACCGCATACGATCAGGCTCAGTCCTCTTTCATGGAGTCGGATCTTATCCCCGCATTCCAGAACAAGTGGAACGGTGGGGGTTGGCCCCCTGGTAATGAGAATGACCGGCTGCCTGACTATGATTTTGCTTCACTTAACAAACTGTCACAAGCCACCAAAACCCTCTCGGCTAACCTGCTGATTAACCCTGGTTTAATCCCAGGTAATTCGGCTAATGAGAAGGGATATTCAGCCCTGCGTAAGAATCTTGGTTATGCCGGTGCTAAAGCGGAGCCACTCGCAAGCAGCTCTCTATTCCGTAAGGACCAGCTTATAGACCGCTATGTATTGGGTGGGGCTGAGATGGCTGGTCGGAGAGGTAACAGTGGCGGTGGGGCGTTCCATCCGACGCCTATGGCTGCCTTCGTGTACCGTGCAAAGCAGGCTAATGATCCTGGAGCAAGGAAGTACCTGGAGTTAGCCCGTAAGAACAACCAGTATCTCCTGGGTACCATCATAGAGAAGTCTGGTGCAACCCCAGAGGAGATTCAGACGGCAGCTATAAACGCTACGTTCCACCTGGGTATCTCTAAAGCGGATATGCTGAAGGGAGCATACACCACTACTAAGGGAGATATTCCGCTGGATGGAACCGCTATTGCATTCCAGGTTACCCCTCTGTTTGATAGTATGAGGGAAATGGTGGAGACTATGGAGGGTAACAACAGGGAAGCTGCAATCATCTTCAACTTCCTTGGCATCCCCTTCGACCCCTCCAAACCAGTACAGACACATCCAAACTACGCCATATTTAGAGCTTACCAAGAACAAGCTCTTGAGAGGTTGCCGTAATGCCAGACCCATATGAACCTGAGGAGCCGATCAATAGCGGACCTTATGTGGACAGGATCAATCCACAGGGGACCTCCGCGATAGATCGTATTATGGGACCGCAGTTTAGAGCCCAGGTTCTCCCGGCTGAACAGACGAAGGAACGCTATCAGCCGCATAGGTTCGGCCAGACGTATAACCCGCAGGAGCATATGTCCTTTGGGGAGACTGTGGGTGATATCGCCTTAGCTCCCGTCCGTGGTGTCTACAATGCCGGTCGTGACCTGTACTCCCTGGTGGACCACCTGGGTAACGACAAGCTTCCTAACTGGGATAAGTGGGAGGCCAACAGTACAGCCGGACAGGTAGCCTCAGATGTATCCCAGATGATCGCCAGCTTCTACATTGGTGGGCTGGCTCTTAAGGGTATAGGGGTTGCCGGTAAGTTAGCCAGTCTCGGTAAGATCGGTAAGTGGACCGAGAGCGCACTCCAGGCTGAGATAGGGAGTGTACTGTCGTTCGAGAACCACTATAACCTCTCTAACTGGGCAAAGGAAAGTGGACTCCAGTGGGGCCTTACGGACCTCATGGCTATAGATGAGGAGGACTCTGAGTTAACCGCGAGGTTCAAGAACTCATTTGAGTCTATTGGGCTCTCCCCGTTGCTCTCTCCTGTTATGCACCTTCTGGGGCGTGGCGCTAAAGCCGCTCTGGGCAAGATCCCGTTTAATAGGGTGCTGGACAAGTTCACCAAAATAGTGGATGATGTTTCGGATGTCTCTGTAGAGAAGATCCAGCCGCTCTCCCCGGGTCAAACCGATACTTTACTCGCAGCGGGCGGGTTAGATCCTGTGGTTATCCGAGAGAGTGTATTCGGTCACCTTGGGGTTAAGCGAGGGGATGTTACTCCAAATCTTGAGGGTACTGTTCCTAATCGTGTACCGGGAGAAAGCGTTACCCACCGCCCGGACACTCTAATGGACACTCTGGATTACCCTAAAAGGGTAGATCAAGTTGAGCCTGCTACGGTAGATGAGTTTGCCCCCGACCGTCACCTTCGGGAGAGTATGCAACCAGAGGGTAAAGAGGTTGCTATAGACTATCCTAAGAAGGTAGATTCCGGTCCCCCTCATGGGGATGAATTCACTCCAGATAGACACCTAAAGGACACCTTACAGCCCGAGGATGCTACGGTTGCGCTGGATTATCCTAAGGTGGTGGATCAAGTTGAACCGCCGACAAAACCGCCTGAGTTCGTCGGTGATAAGTCTACTCAAGATTATCTCTGGAACCCCTATGATCCGAATTCCCTTCTGAAGCAAGGTGAGATAGACACAGGACTACCTAATCCAGGTCCCGCGAAACCCAACACACCACTGACGAGAGCCCGGGATAGTATCGTTAAGATCCGTCCTACGGTGATTAGGAGCCTCACTCCTGAGGGTGTGGTTGGCTTCGCCCGTGGAGTCGAATCTCTCTACGAA